ACCCAAGTGGTGTTGTTTATTTTAAATGCTATCAGGAGAAATAATGCCTCAATGCCAATTATGTAGCAGAAAGGTAGACGAGAGAGCCACCCAAGAACAAGCGGGTTACTATCTTTGTTTATCTTGTGACTGTAAATATACAGACAATGAACTTATACAACTAATGGAGAACGTCTAATGAAAACTTACGAAGTCTACCAATACGTCAAAGAGTGGGGGGATTACTCCCCCGTTCCGACTATCAGAACAAATTCCTGGAGAGCAACGGGAGATAAGATCTTTCGGCTTAAAGACTTGGGATATGAATGTAAATTAATAATTAAAGAGTCCGAATGAATCAAAGAATATATCACTTAGAGAGGATACTTCATCAAGAGAGCCACCTAATGAGTGAATCTAATGTTAAAAAGACCAAAAGAGAACTCAATAAATTAAGGAGACAAACTAATGGCTAGACCAAAGAAACAAACAGTTACCTTATCTTGCGGAACGATAATCAAATATACGATTACGAGCAAAGGTAGACAGGTAATTATCCCGAAAGAACATTCAGATAGAGCCGACGAACTTTATCTTGAAGCCGACCAATTAATCAATAAACAGGAGTCCGACAATGAGCAATAAATGTCCCAAATGTGACCAGGAATCTTTAAGTTTTGAAGATGAGAATAGTAATGTTTTAGATAAACCTTATTGTTTTGAATGTAGCGATTTTATAAACGAATACAAAGATGAAGATAATATCAACCCGACCTATTACCGCAAAAAAATAGAAGTAACCGACTTTATAATGGAATACGAACTAGACTTTTGTTCGGGCAACGTAATCAAGTATCTTGTCCGACAAGGTAAAAAGAACCCGAATGGCTTAGAAGATCTAAATAAAGCTAAGTGGTATCTAACCCGACTAATTAAAGAAATGGAGACTAACAGTGAGTGAATTTAAATGGAACAAGAAAGAACAGACATACTTTGAAAAAGATTATCCTAATGGGTGGTGTGTGTGTGAAGGTATAACTGTTTGTGGAACTAGAACCAAATTTCAAGTATCAGAAGGAATAGAAAGAAGCGAGAATTATGATTTTTCTTCTTTATATGATGCTATGAAAGAATGTATTAGATTAAATAAAGAATATCCTTTAACGGAGACTAAAAATGAATCTTAAACACTTAGACAAAGTATGGAGAGAGAACTGCCCCGAAGAATCTAATGGATTGGTGAGCAGACGTAAGAAGGGCAACAGGTGGAACAAGATAGTTGAATCCGCTGAAGCCAGGAATAAACTAAAGGAGAAAAGCTAATGGAATACACATCATTTATTACCGACAAAGAGAAGATGAGAGACTTCAAGATATTAACTAAACAGGAGTTTCTAAAGTCTTATTCTTATCTTACTGAAGCTGAATATGATCTAACTGTTAAGGAGAAAAGCTAATGACGATACAAGAAATAGTAGAAAGGTTAAATAGAAGTAATGAGGATAAAAAGGTAACTTTTTACAACAAAACCGATAACGGGTTAAAAGAACTTGAATTTTATTATTCTAGTGAACTTGGTAACAATACTAAGTTAGTATTTGAGGAGAAAACCTAATGACTCCCGACTACTTACTCTCTAAGGCCTTAGTCTCCGACTTATCTTCGATAGTGATTCCCGACTTAGACCCGAGCAAGTCCTGAAGTCTTCTCTCTACTTCACCCCGACTCATCTGATCTATCTTACCGTGCAACACTTCCCGACGATCAACGATAAGTCCCCCTACTTTGAGCAAGAGTCCTTGAGCTTGAATTGCCGCGTTAAATGCACCCCGACTCCAGGCATCATCCCGAAGCTTATATAGATCTTCTACTGCACGCTCATGTGTCAGTTCAAACTTCTGTTTAGCTTCCGACATCAATCGTTCATACTCCCGACGAACGTGAGCATACCGACTGTCTTCATTCTTCCGCATCAGTCTTCCGACAACAATAGGATTCTTATAGCCTGCTTTCTTAGCCGCTTCTGCAAACGTCAATTGTGGATCGTTGACTGCGTTCCAGACTAATAACCTTTGTCTCTTGGTCAGTTGTTTCTCGTCGTGGTTGAGATACTCTATTGGCATATCATCCGTATCCTCTAACGTATGCTCAACGGTGATAGTCTTTCTTATGTTCGTGTCTCTAGGCATATTACTCTTGCTCCTGGAAATGCTTCCGCTAGTTTAACAATAAATTCACTCTCTAATAATGTTACAAATTCCTGATCTAATTTCTTCCTAATGTTTGCTTTTAGTTTTGTCATATTATATGTGTTTTGTCAGAGTTTTGTCACACCCCACCTGACAAAACTAATTTTTCTAACAAATCCTATAAGATAAGGGTTTTCTAAGGTACTTTTATATATATATTCTTTAATATACCCCCTTTTGTCATACATTCTCTTACACCCCCCTATAATTTTCTACTAATTGTATCCATGTTTTTACAGAATAGCCCATACCCTGACAAAACTGCCAAAACGCCAAAACCTTATAGTGAGAGGGTTTCAAGCCAATAGTTTTGTCATTCATCATCATCCTTTTTGACAAAACCCGTATTATCAGGCTCAAAATACTCATTTCGCTCTATATCTAGACCAAAGCTTTCCGATAGCAAACGACTGATCGAATCAAGGCCCTCTTCGTTCCGTACTGCGTAGTTGAGTACCTCGCATATACCGTAGGCTAAGATCATCTCAGCGACCATATTCGGTTTAGCTCCTCTGCTTACAAAGTTGTCGAATAACGCATCCAGGCGTTCTTTTCCTTCTATATGACTCGGGTTGCGTTTGTATTTATTGAGATCTACTATTTTTAAGTGTGACATACCAATAGTATAGCAAATTTTAGAATTCAAACCCTTGTTGACCTTTAGTTTTTGCTACCTCTCCACCTTCTTCAAGTGTCTTCATATTCTGCAATATGTGTGCAACGACTTCGATAGTCCACCCATTTCCGAGCATCTTGTATCTCTGCGTATTGCTTACTGAGGCCGTATAATTATCTGGAACAGTTTGTAATCTTTCACATTCTATCGGAGTCAGTTTGCGCCAATACACGTCTGAACTTTCATCTTTAGGATGTTCGTACCGCATATAGTTGTAAGAACCCGCAGTTAAGGCGTTGCACTTATATTTCATACTACGACCCCTTCTGGTCTTAGAATCAAAGTGAGTTATATCAAAACAATCTCCGTCTTCTATAACAGTAAATCCTTTATTCGTAGCTTCTTTAATAATCAATTGTTTCTTTTCTTCATCTACTACAATTCTTTCACCCATATCTTCTTCAGGTAAAGGTAATTCATTTGTACCCACGTTTGTTCTGGATGCAAACTCTCTAGTCAAAGCGTGTGACTTGCCGTCAACGTGGAACACTCGATCTTGCATATAAGGTTGTTTGCCAGATGCTTTCTTACTTGGATTAATTTGATTAGGTTTATCTGCATCTGGTAACTTCTGTAAACTGATTAGGTGATCGTTGTTCAGTCCAGGTGTAACCGGACCCACCTTGCCGTCTTCTCTAGGTACTAATTCCTTTGCGCGAAAGGGTGTATGATCTTTACCCGTCTTTTGTTTACTCTCTCTACGTAAGCGTTTCGCTTCTTCTGTCCTAACTTCTCTATAAGATTGTACGAAGACTTTCGGTTCTCTGTTGCCACCACCATTCGTAGTCAGCGTAGGTGCTTTACCGTCAGGCGAGTAGACTCTTTTTAATATATCGTGACCGTTAATATCTGAAGCCGTACCTACTTGTTTAGGTGTGTTATGTGTTTCTATGTACTGTTCCGTATTGCCAGCCGTTAAGGTAGGTGCTTTACCTTTGTCGCTATAAACCCTTTGTTTTGTTTCATATACTCCGTCCCTGTATTCAAACTCCATTATCGGCTTGTCAAAGACCTCTGTATGTATGCCCAGAACTTCTTTTAACTTTAACCAAACGTCATCTCCAGGTATTGCAAAACTACTGTCGGTTCTGAACCAATGTTCAACTTTAGTAATAGGTTGATTAGTTTCTTCTGCTATTTGTTTATTAGTTTTTTTAGACTCAACCTTCATTTCCCGCAGTAAATATTGAAGACTAGGTATATCTACTTCATGTTTTCTAACCTTAACCTCTTCTACATTCATACCAACTTTGATAGGTTTATCTTGTTTTTCTTCTTTAAAGTAGTTGTATGGAACACCC